CTATCACTTCCTTTTACTTCACTTGCGCAGCTTTAATTGATTCAATCAACTCTTCATCATCCATTTTTGTTCTTCCATAAACATCATAATCTTGAGCTAAAGAATATAACTCATCATGAGACATTTGCTCTAAATTATTGTTATCTACAACTTCATCCTTGCCTACGACTGTAAACCCTAAAGCTTTAAATTTGGTCTCAAAGGCATGCTTTGACACACGCCTTTTTATTGACCTTCTTTTAATAAGCATTTATTTGACCCTCCTTACAATAATGCTTCATGAGCATAAATACCATTCACTTTATTATCAGGAGTAAAGATATCGTGATATAGTCTATACTGCATTAACCAACCATCTTTAGTTTGGTTCTGTTCAGGTGTAAATATCTTCATGTTCTGCTGTTTCACAACTGGAAGTGCAGCTTGACTATGAACAATCATGAAATTAAGATCAGCACCATCTGTTCCATCTTTTTCATAACCAAAAGTAGTTGATCCATCATTAAGAGTAATAGCAGAATAAAATCTACCTTGTGGAACGACTATGATTGGAATTCCATCATAGGCAGGAATAGAACGATCTCCAACTGTATTTATATCTCTGTCAAACAACTCAGAATTCTTAATATTCTTTAATACTGTTGTGGTTAAGAAGAGATACATTCCTTCTTTGGATACTTCTGCATTTCTCATCTCGGCAATTGCAGTATCAATTGCTTCAACTGTGTCAGTAACTGAAAGATCTGCTTGTACTGTAGTTCCTGCTGATCCATACATTTCAGCAAATCTTACTGCATCAATTTCAGGTGCTGCATATTGTTTTACAAATTGATTAGAAGCTGCTGTAAATGGAATATCAAGTGCTTCTAAATTGTTCTGCTTATCAAGTGTAAACTCAATTGCTCTGTCATAACTAAATGTGTGTGTCTCCCATTCAAAAGTAATATCTCCTGAAGGATATCCATTTGCTCTACTATAATCTCCAAGAGCATCAAGTGTAATCTTTGGAATTAATACTTCTCCAGCAGAATTTCCAGCTCTAATCAATTCAGATGGAGCTGATAAAACATCAGTTTTTAGTGCATCTCTATAAAGTTCATCTAACAGTGTAACATACATTTTCGCTTTGGTAATTGTGTTAGCCATTGTTTATCATCCTTTCACTATTTTTAATATCATTTTTTTAAACCTGCTATCTTTCTCATAGCATCTAACTCTGACTCATTATTCCCACTAAAGTCTTGACCTTTACTAAAATCTTCTCCAGCTTTCTTCTTCTTTTTATCATCACTCTCGAACAAATAATCATCTGACTCTTGAAGCTTATCAAGTTGTTCACTAAGTCCGATAATTGAGTCATCCTCTTCAAGTTTGATTGTATCATTGTCAAGAAGAGCCTTAACTGCTTTTGGATTACGTGCTTTACGTTTGATCAATTCTTTTTCAACTTCGTTATCTAACGTCTTTTGTCTCAACTTATTATTCAAAGATTCAACTTCTTCTTTCTTAGCATCTTGTATCTCTTTAATTTTTTCCTGGAATTCAGAGGATGCATCTGCGTGCTTCTTAAGTTCTTCAATTTGTGTATCATAGTCTTGAAGCTGAGAACGTAACTCTTTGACCTTATCGGACTCTTCATTAAGTCGATTCCTTCTCACAAAGTCACCGTCATTTTCACTTGCGATAAAAAGTTCTACATCTTTGTCATCAACTTCTTTAAGCTTATTATTAACCTGTTCAAACAACTCTTCTCCTAAAAGTTCTTTCAAACCCATAATTAATACCTCCAATTAGTTTTACGATTATTTTACGTGGGTTGCGTTCCACGATAACCTCTTGTTCTTTTACGACTGCAATACCAAAAAGTCGAGTTGTTCTATTCTTCTTCAAGTCATTTAGTTCTTGACTATAATAATATTAGCGAGCTTCATCAACTTCCTCACGATCGTACTTTCTTATTCTTCCAGTCTTACCTATGAAATCTCTCTGCTTTTTCTCCCATTTGCTAACATAGCTTTGAGCTTTCTTAGTCACACTATCAGTCAAACTTACAGCTTTTCTTCGCTTCCATTTCCTAATCATTCTCTCATTATACCGTTGCTGCTGTCGTCCTTCATATAAATTGCTACCTTTTTTTTGTTTAATTAATTTCTCAGGATCAGTCAGCCCTTCAACATATAATGTTAAGTTGTGAGTGCAGTTGGGATGAAATAAACCAGCACTTCTTGCATCTTGTACTGAAGCATAATCAGGATTCTTGCCGCTAATGCTTAATATACGAGCTTCCCATGGATCACAAATAGGGCAACTCTCATAGTGTCCTGAAACAATTACTAAATCTTCTCCATTAGCTGTGAATCTATTAATATTACCATCTATTCTTGCTCTTCCTGTTGCTGTTCTAGTGGCCATTTCAACATATGAAGATAAGTTCCAGTTTCTGCCACCTCTATCTACAAAACCAGTAATACCTTTGTTTGCTAGTTTATTAAGAGTCTTTTGTGCTCCTTCTAATCGAGTACCAGCTCCAGTTAATACATAGTTTGAACCTTTCGCCACTGCTTGTTGATAATAATCTTGGCTCTGTCTTAATATACGTAAGTGTGTTTGAGACAAGCTTTGGTTTAGCTCAGATGTAAGCAGTCGTATAGATTCTGTATCTGATTTTAGGAATTCACTCTTGATTGCTTTATTATCTTTAATCTTTTTCAAATCTTTTACAGCTGAGTCACTACCTTGCTGATAAGCTAATCTAATAAGATCATCAAGTTTATCTTCATTTTCTTCAATTAAATTTGGAATAACTTGTTGATTAATGCCATTAGTTAATTGTCTAAGCTCATTCAACTTTGCACGTTCCCAAGGTTTTAAATTTAATGTTTTACCTTGCTTTAGTCTGTTAGTAATCCGAGTTATTATATCCAGTTCAGCTTCAGCATAAACTCTTCTTATATCTTCCATATTATGTTCTCAAATCCGGTGTGTCAACAATAATACCCTGCTCTTTTTGAATACGCTCTACTTCTTTTTCAACTTCTTCTTCAGTCCAATCATCATGTAACATTTTGACTTTCAAATAAGTTGATGCAGCTTGAGCATCATTAAGAGTTTTTATACTATTTGCTCTTTCAAGAGGATCGGTTGTAAAGCTATCTGCTAGAATTACTGCAGGTGTACCTAAAGTGTTGCTTGAGTTAAATGCAAAGTTATCAATGATTAACCAATCAGCTAATATCTTTTCTATGCCTCGCGTCCAATACTTAGCTTTCTTACTTCTTGTCTTTTGTGACTTGTTCTCACGTGCTTTTATTTCAGTTGCAGTTTGAGCTGAAGTATTACCTTGGTTTAATCCAAAACTAATTGGACTATAACCAGCGATCGAAACTATCTTTTCAATAAGTTCTACTGCTGTTTTTAAATGCTCATCAGTTCTAATTTTAAACTGATTAAAGTCAATCTTTTGGTCAGAATTTGGATCTGCATTAATAAATTCATAAGCTTCTTGATCAACATCAAATTTAAGTGTTCCATCAACATTATTCATATATCTTTCTGGAACATAAATTCTTGCTTTGCCTAATCGTATGTCTCTCAATAAGCTTGTGTATGTTTCATCAAGTGCATCCATTAAGTTTTCAATACCATTATAATCACTAATGCCTAAGCTGCTGCCTCGCCAAAGTCTGTTGGGAAGTTTATTCGGAATATAGACTATTCCACTTGCTGGTAACGGCACATACTCATCATATTCAGCAGTCTCTTCACGTGCAGTCAATGGCCGCTTTTGACCTAATGTCATTGTATTACCTTTGAACAACTCGTACTTTATTCCATCATCTGTTCTGTGCTCTAATAATCGCCAAACTGCTTCTTCACTGTTGTCACTTATAACCTTATGAAAAGTCACACCTTGAAGGTAACCCCACTTAAATCGCGGTATTGCATTATCTGCTTGTGCGACATTGATTATTGGATAATCGGCTACATCTTCATCGTAATTAATTTTCAGATATACTCCTCCCAATGCGGCAGCAGTTTCCGAACCAGCCAATAATCGCGAGTAAAAGTCCATATCATCTAAACTTTCATCTAAGTGTTCAAATGTCGAATCATCATCATATCTAATATCTGGTTTTTCACTAAATAACAAGTCTGAACTGACCCCTGCAATATCGCCTGCAATCGGAACATGAAGCATTGTTACTCGATCTTTAATAACATCTTTTGCCCAAAAGTTACCAACTTTTGCTTGATAAACTTCTAATAGTTTTTCTCGACTGCCACCGTATAAAGCAGACCATTCAGCAAACTTATCATATTCTGTTTCTCTTTCTTCTGGCGGCCAAGTCATTTAATCACCTACCTTTAATATATATTCAATCACTCTAGGTATGCCATTTATAACATATCTAAGCGCATCTAAACCGTGGTCATATTCTTTGAGAGGCTTATCTTCACCTTTAGCTTCAGCTTTTTTGTCCCAACTATAAGAATTAAATTCTTTACTAAGATCATCAAGGCCTTTTGCCACTAAAAGCTTATTGTCTCCTAACAAACTACTTAACTGTTGTATTCCATTGAGTACGTCATTCTTAGCTCCTGTAACATTATAAAATGGAGCAAAGTGTTGGGCTCTTGAGAATATTTCTGTTATAAAACTTTTAGCTGATGGGTCTACAAATATCCATTCAGGATTAGCATCATTCCGATTAATAAATTTCTCTAAATCATCTGCTAAAGTAACATCAGTTTTTGGTAAACCGTCTGACTTTTCTCCCCATCGGTATTCATCAACAATATAGAGCTTATCATCATCTGCTAATCTAACAAGTACAAACACAGTGTCATTAGTAGTCCCGTAGTCAATTCCAACCCATTCTCGCTTATAGTTCATGCTATTAACTTCGTAAGGTTCAATAAGGTTATCCTCATCATACATATCATATACCAAACCTTCAGCCAATACCCATAAGCCTTCAATATACCTTTGATACCAAACTCCGCTATATTCTTTTTTCAACTGGTGAACAAACTCTTCAGGTAAAAACGAATTATCATCAATTGTAAAGTGTTGGTGGAATACATCTAAATCTCCTACCCTATCAATCAGTCCTTTTTTCAACCAATGGT